GCTTCATTGGATATTACGCTACCTACTGACTCCCCAACTCCCGCTGCAAATTCTCCTGCTACGTCGCCAGCTTGCATAGACACATACGATACAGCAGCAGCCTTCAAAGCATCGCCAATATTACCGCCTTCATCTATAGCATCTGCGCCCTCAATTAAAGGTAAAGCCCACGCAGCTTGCCCTGTAGCTACGGCTACAGCTTTAAGTACGGCTTTTACAGGGTCGTCAATGATCGCCTGTATCTGATCTTCTACCGTCTTAATAACAGGCTGAAATATTTCGTCGTCTAACCAAGAACCTACGTCTTTTATGGGTTCCCAAATTTCATCGTCGATCCAACTTCCTATGTCTTTAATGGCATCTACTACAAAACTCATACTAAGACTCCATCTCAGGTATTAGCACGAACACCGCGTACTTATCGTCTTCGGTAATACCTACATGGATATTGCCGCCAGCAGGAGTAATTAAATCTTTTAGCTCTTTTAGTACGGGCATTAACTTCTCACCATAAGATTTATCAAATTGCACGACATAATGCGTTATACCTTTTTCTTGTAGGTACTCTACATATTGCAACATGTTAGCGACAAAGTTTTCAGCGGTGTCCACGTTAAACACTCTGCCCATCATCTTAGTGCCACCCTTACGGCTGTGCCCACCGAATACTGTGTTACCAAATTGCACAACACTAGCGTTAGGCATGGCTAATTCTTGCGCTACGGATACCATAGCGGCTTTTATAGGGATGTCTCCCGTACCTACGTTTTCAGCGAAACGCATGAGTACTTCGTACCTAGGAAGTTTTTTCTTCTTGCTGTCGTAAGTCTTCATAGATGCCCTTTAATTAGCTATTAACACGCCTTGGAAGGATGCGCTGACTTCTACGTTGGTAGTGTCCGAAAATGCACGGCACTCAACATCTGTTTTTTCTAGTATAGCAAACGGGTAGTTAAAAGGGACTAACAGGCTGTTACTCTGCACAGTCTCTATAATTCCAGTCCTAAACGTGTCAGTGCCAAAGTTACGTAGTACAAATTTAACTGTAACATTCTTAGACGCTATGCCCAATGCAGCGGTAAAGCTAACGTCATCTAGGTACAAAGTGTGTCCAGCAGGGACAGTATATACCGCCATCTGCGACTGGTTGTCTCCCTGTGTAACGCTCGCATACGTAACGCCTGTGGGTACTCCAGAACTTACTCCACTGTTAGCTACGTATATGTCTCCCGCAGCAGTGCCCCCACTACCAGAGGTAACTACGAATATCCTGTTAACACGTAACCACGAGCTAGCATCGCCTACCTGCACCTGAGTCTGGCCGTTCATGTTCACAGTTACGCTCTTAGCGTTGTAACTACCATCTACACCTTCTACAGTTACCGTATTAGCGCCCGTACCCCCGTTAGAATCGGCAGTGCTAGAACTACTTATATACACCGTGGAGGCGGATGTAAGGTAAGGGTAATTACCTCCCGTACCCCATATAGTCTCTTCAGTGCCATCTATGTCAGGGTTAAATCCGAACTTATAGAACGAAGTAGCACCTGCAATCTGGCCTTTAGATACTTGCAACTCGTAGGGTTCTTGAACTGCCATAGCGTTTCTCAGTGCGTTATCTAACTGGTTAAAGTAGATACGTAGTACTTTGTTAAACTCTTCAAACGACTGTTGGTCGTATACCTGCGGGGGGTAAGGCAGAGCTGGCGCACGAAAAGGTACATTGTACCTAGTATTGTCTACAGCCATTACCGTCTCCCGTCTGCTCGCATATCTATACGCGGGCTACCCAACTGCCAAGTAACTCCAATCTCGCTAGATTCTACCTTTATAGCAAGCTGCCGTCCACGTACGCGTGTGAATATCTGCCCTGTAAACTGCTCTACGGGTAACGTAGCAGTACGCGTAATCCCTCCACTATTAGAGCCTCCTACAGAGGCTGGGTCATTATACCCCGAACCGGAGTTCTGCAAGGGCAACAACGTCATGGTAGCCATAGGAGAGCCTACTTCAGAGCCATCAAACGTAATGTCCGGTAGTATGCGCCAGATAAAGGCAAACTGATGCCCGTCTTCCAGATCAAATTGTGCAGAGGATACGTACGCAGGTATAGCCGCAGTGACTGCTGTTTCGTTGTCGTCAACACCCTGCTCGTGGTTAACCAAGTTGTTACTGTACGTAGCAGCTAGTGGGTAGTTTCTTAACCCCGAATCAAGCCATGCCGTACGACTCATAGTACCGTAGTACCATACTTGCTCTAGGTAGTTATAAACTACGTAACGGTCTGACACGTTAGAGTCTGTAGAACAATACCACCACCAAATCTCGTGGTACGACTCGTTAGTCCCTGCGAACACCTGCTCGTACTGCTCTGTATTAAAATCGTTGAATATAAACTTGCGTAAGTCGCACTGTAGGGGTTGAGTACGGCCATCGTACATGTAGAACTTGTCCTTACCCATCCAGTAAGCCACGCCGTTAGCGTAGGCCACAGCGTTTTGTGCAGCGATAGAGATGTTCTCACCGACTAACTGTGCAGTCCACACAGCGGGGGCACCAACGTACTGTAACGCGTATAGGGCAGAGTCAGTCCACACTAGTACTTCTTGACGTGCTTGTTTAGCAGCAACGATCTGTGTGCCGTTAGATAGTATAAGGTCGCCCGCTTGGTTAGTTGCCGCAGGTGACCAGTTAGTAGCATCTTCTTGGTCTGACCAACGAACTAGCATGGGGTTGACAGTAGAGGAGAAAATCTCATTTGCGCCAAAGCAAAACACAAACCTGTTAATGTCAGACACTAGAATGAGTTTTTGTGACGTTGGTACTTCCGTGCCTGTAAGAGCTACTGCCCTAGTGGTTAGCCCGTTTGTGGCATCCCAGAGGTATATAGAGCCATTACGCGGCCCGAAGATAAGGTCTTCACCAAAGTTAGCTTGGCTCCACAGGCGTATAGAGTCGGTAGAGGTAGTACCAATGCCCCACGTACCAGAACCCCAGCTACTTGCGCCCCAACCTACTAGGGGAACAACAAACGCGGGGCCAACATTTATCTGATATGCAGCCGTTACCGTACCACCCCCTGTAGCACTTGAACTTGCGTTAGTGCCCGCATCAACCGTATACACGTTAGCAGTAGTAGTTTCAGTTAGCTGATACTCGGCGTTTAGAGTGAGGCCACCTACAGCACTTGCACCACTAAAGGTAACAAAATCACCGTCAGAGTACCCGCCGCTAGCGTCAGTAACCTCTACTATAGGCGAACCACTAGTAGTCTCAAACGGGCTAGTCAGGGTTACAGTAGCACGTAAGGGTGTGATGTCGTTGTAAGCACCACCGTTCTCGATATAGAACTTCAGATTAGTGCCTACGCCGATCAGGTTCTGACTACCTAGGGTAACCCAGTTCCATAAAGAGCGGCATACACCTAGGAATGTAGTAGCTGATATACGCTGCCACCCACCAATCTTTTCCGGCGTACCTTGGCGAAATCGTATCTTATCGCAGTCGTACCAACCACCTTCACTAGTGTATCGAGTGTTCTCGCGGTTAATTCCGGGCTTTAGTATTAGTTTTTTAAGTGGCATGATTATTTCCTAGTAGCACCAACACATTGGCTCAGTCTTACGAGTGTCAACGTGTACGAAGGTTTTTGCAACCCCCACGGACATTCCCATAGCTGACGCATGTTTGACGATAGCCATGCGTTGTGCGCCTCCAGATACTTTAATATCAGCGGCTATGCCTTGTGCATGAGTTCCTAATTTTTTACCTGCCGCAACCTTTGCAGCTTCTATACTATGGTTAGGTGACCTGTACCCGCTATTAATTATAAACGGGAAGTCACAGACCTCACGCAAATGCTCTAGTACTTTAAGGAACCCAGTGTCCATAGCGTTTTCGCCAGTTTCTTGGCAATCAAACTCTCCTATTTTAAAGTACTTCATTTCTATATGACTCCAAATATTTTAAACGCTATGTATAAGCTCAAAGGCAGTATAACTAATCCTCCTGTACCCCAAAGCAATACAGCCCAAAAAAGTGCTATGTTACTTGCTATTTTATTTTTGCGTATACGCTCTGCTCTTTCTCTATTTCTTTTGCACTTAGACTGAAATTGTAGCCAGTCTTTGTACATATCTGCTCTTCCTGCGTAGATCATGTACTCTTTGAGCCATTCTTCTTGCTCTTTGATCTTTTCAAGCTCCATAAAGCACTGGAGTTCTTCTTTGCCTCCACCCTTCTGAGCTTTCTTAACAATGGCTGACTTATTGTCAAAATATTCCGTGGCTTTAGCCGAAACATCATAAAGCTCTTTGCCGTTGGACAAGGCTCCTTTAATGACTTGAAATGCAGCATTAGCTGCCGCTATTTCGGCTAGCATTATTTCTCTCTTTGCACGCCTTTGGCCTTCTCGTAAGACCTCATTGCGCCCATACCCAACATGCCCATAAGCACGGGGGTTAATAATGAAGGGTCAACTTCTGGCACGGTAAACCAGATACCAAGTATTTGAGCAATAATTACGTTATAGGCTAGGCCAACTCCAGCTACCCACCCCACGAATGGACGCCATCCGGCTACGAATAAGGACTTGTGAGCCGCTTCAACCTTGTTGACACCTAACTGCCCCATGACACTTTCTTGCGCGTATTTCTGTGACATTGTTGCAATTTCATGCGCCAAAGCATTGCGCTGATCTTTATCTTCTATGAATTTGTCAAGAAGACCTGTAACTGGGCCGATAAGACTTGATAAAATCGCCATCTATAACCTCTCTACAATAAACAACCCAATTATTAGTGGGTACATACCCCATAGCATAAGTTCAGACCTTTTAAACCTTTCGCTACCTGAATCTAAGCGTCTTTCTATGTTGGTATAGCGCACAGTACATTCTCTTTCGTGGGCTTCAAGTTTAAGTAACGCTTCTTTTACAGTTGCCATTATGGAGCCTTTAATCGTGTACTGGAACCTTATTAGGGTTTACATATTTTGGGATGCAATAAGCCATTACTGGCGTGTGGTAACGTCTTCTTATGCCTTGTGCGGTAAGCTCTTCTGCGAACCACCTACATCTTTCTAAACTGCGCCAGTAACTTGTTGCCTTTGCGTCAACCTCACCGTTTACTGTAACGATCAACGCAAAGGCTAGTAACATAGTTACTCTTCAGCTTCTTCTTTCTCAATGTCGGAAACTAGCATGCTGATAAATGCATCCTTACCTACTGACAATTGGTCAAGGTTAAACTGGGTGGACTTAATTTTTCTGTCTAAGTCATTACAGTGATTAACCATTGCCTGCTGTTGCTCGGTCATATCTTCATAAGTGTATTCTTTATCGTTTATCGATATGGGAGTTGTTTTTTTCTCGCCCATAGTTATCTCCTTTACTTATCAGCAATACCAGTGGTAGTTACAAAGCGCAACACAGCATCTACATCAGCCTGTACCCATCCAATAGCCTGAGCTTCTGTGATGTCTACATAGGCTGTGTAGAGGCCACCTAAGTGGACTTAAGCCCGATACCGAAGCAGAGCGGGTACAGGTGGATTATGGTCATATCTTCATAAGTGTATTCAACGTCATTGATCGTAATGGGAGTTGTTTTTTTCTCGCCCATAGTTATTCTCCTTTACTTGTCAGCTATGCCAGTGGTTGTTACAAATCTAAGTACCGTGACGCAGCTTGCGATTATACATCCCACCGTAGCCTGTCCTGCGGGCGACACAGGCAAGATACCTACATAGCCTTGTAGAATACTCAGGACAGCTAGGGCTATCGAGAACTGGACAGTCTTAGACTTGAGGCTCTTTAGTATTAGTTCCATTACTCTGCTACTTCTTCTGCTACTTCTTCAGCGGTTACTTGACTGGCCTCATAAGCCGCTATTACTTCCGCAGTATGCACAGCCGCACAGATTGCTTGGACTTCTGTAGATTCACCAGAGTAGTCGTCTCCTGCTGTTACAACGTGTCTGTGGAATGAGCGTGATAACTCTACGCCATCCTCTTTGATGACTGTGGCTGTTCTTACTTGAACACTTTTATGCTCGCCGATTACTTCAATTTTATCTTCTACTACTGTCTTAGTTAATGCCATTTTTACTTCTCCTGTCTGTGCCTACCGTCCGATAGGCGTATGGTTGTTTATGCTGTGTTAAATGAAAGGCTGAATCTAAGTGCATCGGCGGCACTAAAAATAGAGAAAGTTTCCCAGTCCCATCCTCCCGCGTTATTTGCTGTTAAAAACCCTGCGGTAGCTCCTGAATAGATAGTAATAGTTACGATGTCAGGACGTGTGAAATTCATTCCGTTAGGAGTTACTGGGCCAGAAGGCATATAACCAGCGGTTGAAACTGGCGTGAAAGGCAAGCTGATATTTACAACTCCAGATGTAACTCCAGATATTGCGTCAATCTGAATAAATCCTATAACCGTGACTAAACGACCTACTTTTGTATAACTACCAGAGTTAGTTGTGCTGGTAGTTGGCGCTGTACCAGAGTGCGGTGTTAGTACAGGAGTCCAAGTACCCTCCTCATAGTCATCCAAAAGTTCACTGGTCATTCCACCCGCGTTACCGTTGGCGCTGAAGTCTATGCCTTTGCCTGATGTGCCGATGACTAGGTTGCCTACTTTTACTGTTAAGTCACCTGCTGCATCTAGCCTCATACGTTCTAAACCTCCCGGCTCACTAAAGGTCAATACATTAACTGAAGGTGAACCCATATAACCACCTAACACCCCCGCGGCGTTCCCTACTCCAACAGCATAGTTGTCTCCAGAGTAAAAGGTTGAACGACCGCCATTGACATGGAGTCTGGCAGCTGGAGCCGAAGTACCAATACCCAAAGACTCCGCAGACGCATCCCAGAAGAACTTTGGCGTTGTGCCTGTGTCCTCGTAGAAGCTGATGTCTCCGTTGGAAGCTATGTTAAAGCGGTCAGCACTGTTAGCGTTTATTTTAAAGCCAGACAGACTTGTTAGAGTTGTTGTTTGTGCAGGGAAAGTAAGAGCAAGACTGCCGTTTGCGCCAGCGTCTCTTAGAAATGTTGCAATTGTGCTAGTCCCATCAACAGTAAGCCCATCCATCGTGGCTGTGCCATCTACATTAAGACTTGTGCCGAACTGTCCTGTAGTTCCAGAGATAGCCGCTGTAGTCGTGCCGCCAATGATTGTACCGTCAATAGTGCCTCCATTGATGTCGGCTGTGGTAGCGACAAGAGATGCAAGGGTAGCAACACCAGTTACACCTAGTGTGGTCGCCATATCCACAGCGCCATCAATGTCCACGACATCAAGGTTAGTCGTGCCGTCTACGTCTATGTCGCCTGCGATAGTAAGACCTGCTGCGCCTCCCAAGATCAAGTCATCTGCTGACTCGTCCCAGAGCATGTAAGACCCAGAGGTAGCTCCAAAAAACTTAACATCATGCCCTGTGTCGTTAACGCCTACAGTAAGAGTGGAGTCAAGTTGAGTAGCGCCATCAACGTCTAAGGTTCCAGTAACAAGGGCTGTGCCAGAAACATCTAGGTTACCGTTAAGGTCTACGGTTGCAGTGGCTATCTGAATCTCAGTGTCTGCAACAATGTCAAGCTGTCCGTCTGCGCTAGAGTTAATGTATATAGAAGCGTCACGGAATTGAACCTTCTGAGCGGCGTCTACATCAATATCGTTTGATCCGGTGGTGTTACCAATTGCAAGTATTTCAGCTAGAGTGTCCGTCGTGTCAACTTGAGCGTCAACATACGCTTTAATAGATTGCTGAGTAGCAAGTTTAGTAGCACTGTTGGACGCCATGTTATCTTCGTCAAGAATGCCTGTAACTGTTGTTGCGTCAGCACCTTTAAGGGAGGCGAAAGTAGTAAGGCCAGTGATAGTAAGAGTACCCGCAGAGAGCGTAACTACGTGGTCTACGCCTTCTAGTACGTTGGTACCATCACAGTACACAAGCATTGTCTTACCGTTAGGAATAGCAATACCAGAACCAGAAGCTGTTTTAACCGTAATTACTTGACCTGCGCCGTTCTTGACAATATATGTTTTACTTAGAGCGGGACAAACTACAGTACCTGCGGCACTAAGTTGGGTACCTGTATCGGTCAAAGACAGCATAGCCGCCCGCGCTTCTGCGGTAGTGCCATTAGCAGTAGTCAGCGTGTGAGAGTTACCAGACCAAGTGTTTACAACTGAGCGTCCGGCAATAGCCTGCTCGATCATGGAGGTTATGTTATCGTTTACTACATCTCCCCATGTACCACTAAGTTCGCCCTGCACGGGGAGTGCGAGTTTTAGGATCGGAGTATATTGCGTTGTCATCTGTTCAACCTCATGCGGCTATATTTTCCCAATTCGGGTCTTGTGTGTTCGATACCCCACTCCATGTTGGAGTCTGACTATCATCTATGTTCTGCCAGTTGGGGTCTTGGTCGTCATCAATCTCACCCCATACTAATACTTGTCCTACGTATACTACCGCAGATAACCCAATTACGGAAATATCTGCATCAGCGGTGGTTACTACCGTACCTAGTTCGGCTTCTGCCTTTAACCCAGTAACAGGTATGGTTACACCTACCCCAATGGTAACAGTACCTAACACTGCTTCTGCGGCTACGCCTGTTACAGATACATCTGCTTCAGCGTCTGTGGTAACTGTACCAACTGAACCTACGGCTGATAGCCCTGTTACGGTAGCGTTTGCTTCAGCGTCTACTGTAGCTGTCCCTACAACTCCATCAGCTTCTACACCCGTTACTGTTAGGTTTGCTATGCCTGTTGCAGTTAGTGTACCTACAGCTCCTTCAGCTACTACGCCAGTTACTGCTACATCGGCTTCTGCATCTACTGTAACGGTACCTAAAGCAACAGCTCCGGCAACGCTGGTAACCATAACATCTGATTCAGCGTCAATCGTAGCTGTACCAATACCTCCAGCCGCTTCTACGCCCGTTACTGTTAGGTTTGCTTCCGCATCTACCGTTACAGAGCCTATCGCCCCTTCTGAGGCAATACCGTCAACCGATACTATAGTTAGGTCGGTACCCCAAGCCGTTTGGCCCCAAGCACCGTTACCCCAACCTACATACTCAACAGAAGACGGCATATAACTACCTTATGGAGTAGCAATACGTATGATAGCGTTTGTAGCGTCTGCTGCGGGAAATTGCACAGTAAAGTCACCGGCTGTAGAGGTTTTATCCCCGCCGAAATCTAATACTGCGACCGCAGGGTTTGTACCCCCTGCTTTATAAATAAGAGCACCGCGAGCAGTAATAGTAGCGTCAACCCACGTAGTATCTGCAAAGTCTAAGAATGCCGTGGTACCCGACGAGGCAGGGTTAGCGGAAATAGTAAGTGTATTTCCCCCCGCAGTATAGTTTGTACCTGACACTTCGTTAGTAGTAGCGTAAGCAGTAGTAGCGGCACTTAGAGTTACGCTAGACGTGTACAACGCGATTTTAAAAGCCTGTGATGTGTCACTACTAAAATCCATCTCTCCGTCTAACAGAGCGATTTTAAAAGAAGTACACATTGCTTGTGTTATTGCCATTTTTTAGTTCCTCAACTAACTGGTGTTCTGAATTGTCCAGAACGATATGTATCTTCACGTAACTTACCGTCACCAAGATTCTTTAGTAACCCTATAGACAACCCAAACATTTTCTCGTAATTAGATACAATATCTGGTTCGCCTTTCATAAATCGTATTGCTTCTACTAACGCACCGTTTAACAGTGCGGAGTCAAATTCATCTCCCAGCCACGTAGTACCTGCGGTAACTATAGTCTGAGGGTAATACCCGTAGTGAAGCTCCATACTATACGCCGCATCGGGAGTAGGCCCAAGCATGAACGAGTCGTCATCAAAGTACGCGTAGTGTTTTGGTAACCCAGTGCTTGTGTTATTAGGGTAGGCTTCGCGTAGGAAATTAACGTCTTTGTTCAGAAGGAACGTATAGTTACCGCTACCGTCTATAACCGCCAAAGAATACGACCATAAAAAGTCGGAGGGCATACCTAAATATTGATTACCGTTAGATAGCGTACCTGTAACATTCTTACGTAGCGCGGGTATCTGAACTGAGTTATATATCTTTTGCTCTGCCTGTTGCGTAAACATAGCAAGCTGGTCATCTGTGAATGTGTTCTCACAAATGTCTTGGATATTAGCTTTCAGTTCTGTGTAATTCATAGTTTACGCCATTGGGCCGCGAGCCATAGTACCTTTAATCGCCGCGCCAGTGCCGCGCACTTTGATGCCGGAAGTCTTAACGCCTTTCATATCTGTCTTGGGCGCACCGGGGCATGGCTGTACGCCTCTGGCTTTAATTACTTTTATCTCTTTCATTATCTCGTTCCTATTAAGTTATTACTGTAACTTGCCCTATATTACCAGCTATTGTTAGCGCGTTGGGAGTTAAATTATAGGGATCAAATCCTCCGCCTACTGGGTTCCAACCCCACTGGGTATCTCTACTGCTGTGATCTCCTGACTCACCTAAACTAGTATCAGGGCGTGGATCACGTAATGCTTGGGGATCGTGTACTGGAAATTCCCCTAATCTGTTCTGTGGCTGATCTTCGTTCCAACACTCAGGACACGCTTTTATGTTAGTGTCTCTATTCTTAACTACGAGGTTCTTCAACTCTCTTAGTTTGTACTGAAATCCACATACATCGCAATAAGCAATGGCTTTTTTACTAGAAGCAAATTGAGCGCCCATAGTTATACGTACCCTATGCGGGGTACAAACCTAGCCGAGGTCTTCTCCCTATCTTCTCCTGCGGCCATTTCAAACTGCTCGTCATACACAGCTTTTAATAAAGGCACTCGGTCAACCATCTCAGGCAGTTTCATAGCTATATAATAAGCTAATCCCGCTACCAGACAAGGAAAAAATCTAAAATTCATGTCCGAAGTCTGTATACCACTACCCGCGTCTTGTATACGGCGCATACGCCAGTAGTACAAAACATAATCGTCGTTGTCAGGTATAGGCCATAAATTAACTTTAGGAGCGTCGCGTAAACGCTCAATATACATCTGTATAGGTCTACTTTGTGTTAACTTGTTAGGGATAGACGCGTAAGTACTCACACTAATACGACTTAGGGTGAGATCAGACTGTGTTGCTGCGTTACCGCTGCCCGTGCGTATCTGTTGTTCTAGCAAGTCTATAGTGTCTGCGGGCAAGTCATACTGGGTCTGCCCTTTGACTAGATTTATAGTGCCGCTATCTATAGTCCACATGTTAATGCCACGGTTCTGCCACTCAATAGTAAGCAGGTTCATGGAGCGTCTCGCAGTGCGAAGATCATAACCAGAACGCATTTCACGACCAGCACGTTCAAACGCTTCTTCAGCGATCTCCGTGAAGTCCATGTCGAATGCGGTAGTTCCTGATGTAGCCATTATTTACCCCATCCTGATTTAGCTTTGACTTTGGCTTTGCTAGAGAGCTTGCCGTAGTGGAACAATTTTTTAGAGGTTTTAGACATACTTTTTCCAGTCATAAGAGTCCCATCGGGGTGTTTGTGTAGCCCACCCTTATGCTCTTTACCGTCTTTTAAGTAGTGCTTAACGCCCATACCCATTATTTTTTACTCCGCTTAGTAGCTGATACTCGTTTAGGCTTTCCTGCTGGTTGTCCTAACCTTTTCTTTTCAGCTACCTTCTTTTTCTTCTCGGCGCTAGACATCTCGCCAGAGGTCTTAGGAGTCTTCTCAGATACCCGTTTGCTGGGACGGCAATATGGAGTGCCCCGCCCGTCTCCCTTCTTTCGACCACAAGCCTTACCAGTGCTAACGTCTTTCCAGTCCTCTTTGAACCAACGCTTTAACGAAGCACCTTTCTCTGTCTTGCGTATCTTCTTACGCATTACTTACCAGCCTTTTTCTTCCGGCATTTAGCAATGGCTCCCGAGGCGTATGCGGACGGGAACACTTTATATTGCTTCTTTACCTTCTTATAGCACGCGTCTTTTACAGTACCGCCTTCCTTGTACCCACACGCGCTAGTCTCTTTGCGGTAATAATTACGCATTAGCGCATCTTACAAACTTTGCCGCCACGAGCCATACCGTAGCCACGAACTTTAGCCTTTGGCTTATTAGTCATACCACCGGCCATCATTTTCTTAGCGGGTTTATTCTTTGACTTTTTATCAGCCTTCGACTTCTTATCCATTTTTAATGCAGCTATAGCCTCTTTAGCCTGTTCGTCAGACATAGGGGCTTCGATAGCACGGCGTGGGGGCTTCGCAGGCATATCCATCGCGGCGTCTTTCATAACTTCCCCACCTACTTCGTACGCCTTGGCCATTCCACCAGCTTTCATCTTGCCCTTGCCGTCAGCCGCATAGTCGGGAACCATCTTACCGTCTTTTCCCTTGACCATGTTTAGCTTTCCGCCAGCACTCATCATTTGTTTTGACATAGAACTTCTATCCATTTTATCTTCCTTATTTTTAGGCTTCTTAGGGGTACGTCCATCATCTTCGTACATCTCAAAAAATTTCTTTTTCCCTGCTTTTCGTGCTCCTTCAGGAGAAGAGGCTTCGTCTAACTTGGCCTGACGTGCATTATCTTTCGCAGTGGGCAGGTTACCCATTTGCTTTGACTTAGAACTTTTATTCACGCTATTCTCCTAGCACTTCCACCGTTTCCTAGCTTGCCGCAACCTTGAATTAGGGTCTTTAGCCGCTTTAGGAAACTTCTTCATTTGTCCAGCAGATCGGGCGCAGTATGACTTACGTCTACTAGCTCGTTTGCCAGTTGGTTTATCCTCGGTAACCGCAGTCTTTAACTTAGAACCGGGGTTATTACGCTTATACTTCTCTACACCTTTGGCGGTCATACCCGCGCCGGATTTAGTAGGGTGTTTATCACCACTACTGATGGACATACCTTTCATGCCCACTCCGCCGCCTTTCTTATAGTACTTACGCACGCTAGCTGTAGAACATGGTCATGGCGGTGATATTGGTTTTAGTCTCAATCCATACATCATCCTGAAAACGTACCCCAAAATCAGGGATGTTAACGGAATGAGAGTCATCAGCTATAAAATCAAGATCGAGTAGCGTAGGGCCACCGTCGCCATTAGTTAGGGTTAATCTACCCGCCCCAACGTTACTAGTTAAAACTTGAACTTGGCGTATACGCGCAGGGCCAACGGCTAGGGAGCCATCAGCGGTTACGCGTTTTGCGGAAATATCAGAACTAGACATATAAGTCTCCTATTAACTAAGAGCTGCGCCAATAGCAGTGACCCAAGCAGCGCCAGTGTTAATAACAATGCAGTATTCGTCGTCACCTGCGCCGTTATCGCTGACCATATAAGTAGTACCTACAGCAACATCACCAAAAGCTGGGAGGTCAGCAGTAGCTACAACGGGGATTTGAAAGCCATTATCCGAACGGACTGGGCCTGAAAAAGTGGTTTTAGCCATTATAAAGTTCTCACATGTGAGTTAAGGCAAATCTGTCTACATGTCGTCAGTCGGGTCTGTCAGATTCACCGGATTGTTTCCCGATATATGAGAACATATCACAGTGTGTATGTTTAAGTCAAACATAAAAAAGGGGGCCGAAGCCCCCTTAGTACAGCATGTTACTACGCTATTAAGCGCCGGGTGATCCGTAGACACCCAATGGATCAGAAACGCCAAACGAATAACGCTCACGAGCCTTGTAACGGCTGTTGCCAGTATCGAAGTCCGCGTCCATAGAAGTAGCCATTGGGCTACGAACGAAGTGCTTCAGGCCGTTAGGTACGTCAGTCATCAGGAACCAACCATCAGTGTCGGTCAGGTAATGATTTACTGAGTAGCCTTGTGGTACAGCGCCGTTGGTCATAATGGCGTTGATGTCGTTGTCGGCAGTTCCTACACGACCTTCAGTCTCAAGCAAACGAGTTGCAACAAACTGCAAGGAAGGTGGGATAATCAGCTTCTTAGGCTTGGCCGCGATCAAAAGACCACGCTCATCGGTATAGCCAGCGATCTGAATGATAGCTGCTTCCAAAGAAGTTTCGTTAAGGTCAGCCGCAACCGTAGGACGGTTAGAGTTAACACCACCGCTAACCAGAGGGTGAGAAGTAGAGCATAGAACCTGCCCATCACCGTAGGTAGTGCCAGCAAAAGCGTTGTTCAGGATGTCTGCGCCTTTAACTTGCTTGGTGTACGCCATAGCGCGAGCCAGTGCTTTGGTATAACGAGATGACAGAGAGTCATACAAGTTATCTTCAATCGCTTCTTCAGTGATTGAGAAACCCATTGCAACGGTCTCATGAGTGTAGCGAGCAGTAAATGCTTCCTGCGCGTTATCATACTCAATTGCAGAACCTTCCGCCTTAGTTGGGGCAGAGCCAAAACCAGACAGTTTAGTTTCTTCTTCAAAAGAACGATCAGAGGTTTCAGTCTCGAAAATCTCTTTATGCTCTTCACCATACTTCGCGTATTCCAAACCAAATAGTGCGTTTAGACCGGGGAGTAGCTCTTTAAGTAATTGACTTCTTGAAATAGCCATCTAGTTATTCTCCTACGATGCCTGTACCCATTTGATGGTACGGAAGGTTAAATTTAACCAAGACATCAGTCTTAGCGTCGCCAATGGCAGAACCAGCTTTAGTTACAAAACCAATTACTTTGAATGCCTTAGTTGCGGTGGCAGTAGTAGCATCCAGAGCAATGTTAGACTTACCAGTGGTAGTGTTTACAGCGGTCAAAGCATTCTGCGCACCAGTTAGGGGAGCATTGTGGCCAAGAGCAGTCTGAGCAATAGCGCCATCAGCTTGTACTTGGAAAGTTACGCCCGGATCAGTTACTACATAAGCAGTAGCGTTAGCAGTGCCTGTTGGGTAGTACTGAGCGAAGATCAACTGACCTTCAGCGTTGATGTATTCACAACCAACGAACACACCCAGAGCACCGATACCGTTGCCGCCAAGGTTGTTAGTAGTTGCATCTGCACCAGTGCCAGAAGCAAGTTGGACGTATCCTGCGCTTAGTTCAACAAGAGAACCGTAGCCGATGTTCTGGGCTACGCCCGCAGGGGTAATAAGAAAAGCGTCACGGGCACCAGAATAAGGTGTACCGTCAGCTTTACGTACGGGAACAAACCCGTATGGAGAGGCTGTAGTTGCCATTTATTTCACCTATAAATAGAGTTAAGTTATGACCCATTACCAAAGGTAACAGTCGATCTGCGGTCGTTAAACAACGGCATTCGGGGGTCGTTTTCTCGCATCAGGCCGTTGTCAACTGATTGCATTTGCGCCTTACTCTGATCATTATAGTAAGTGTTACGCTCTTCAACCATTTCGACAGGAGCCTTACATAGCATTAAACCACCGATTATCAAGTTGTCTTTGAACTTTTCGTTCTCAATAGATACAAGAGTAATCTCTGGGTGATCTGTCGCTTTTACTGGCTCCCAACCTTCGCGTAGTTTTGAGGATACATTAGTGGCATCGACATTACCTTGCGTGCTTACACGAATCCAGCGAAATGCGTAGCCCGACTCGGGATTAGGAGAAGGTAATACTTCTGGCCTAGTCCAAGCCGATTTGCGGGCCGTTTTTTCACGGGTAACTTCTTCACGTTTAATTCTGTTCTCTGCCATCATACTTTCCTCATCTCTTCTGCAACCTTTTTGGCGTATAAGTCTAGGGGTACCCCAAGTTTTTTAGCTATAGCCACCTGTGTCTGCGTTAATCGCACCTTTCGGGGTGCTGTGCTCCGCGTAGCGGGTGCAACCACATTAGACTGTCGCTTACTTGGTCTTTCCTCTAACTCTTCAGTTTCCCCAAATTCTTCAGGGAAGGTATTTCGCATACGAGCATTAATAGTCTCGTAGTAATCATCACTAGTGGTGTCCACACCTTGCTTAACCAGCTTACTGTGTACACCCATAGCATAAGCTGTCATCTCATCATCAGAACCGAACCAAGAATTTTCACTTGCCCAATTGGACGCTTTGGTATCTGGCTGAATCGGAGCCTCTTGGGGTATTTGTACAGGAATCTCTGCTTGTTGTAAAGACTCCGGCTCAAAATCTCTTAGTTTATCTGACTTTATCTTAGCGGTCGTTAGTTTATCTTGCGCATCAAGTAGTTTATCTGCGTCCCCAGCTTCATACGCTCGTTTGTATGCCCGCTTTGCAGCTAATACTTCTATCGCTGAATTCTTTTTAGCTTGTTCTAGTAAGGCTGCTTGATTCTTTTCTACGCTACCTTTTAGCTTGTTATTCTCATCAACAAGTGTCTTGGCAAACGCTTCCATTTCTTGACGTTCCCGCTGTGATGCTTCTTTAGCACGTCTTTCGTCATGGTAACCTTTACTGAAGTGTTGGATGCGCTTGCGTACTTTGTCCGAGTAATCTTCTAACTCGTCGTCAGTAAGGTCTTCTGGGGGCTTAGATGCTTTGCGGCCCCTATCAGCTTTCGGCGTATCATCAACAACCTCAACCTCAACCTCAATTTCTTCTGACGCAACTTCTTCTGACGCAACTTCTCCTATTTTTAGGGCACTAGAACTTTCTACCTCTATACCTTTATCCTCTTGTTCGTCAGGAAAGGTGTACTCTACTTTTTCAAATCCCATTATATACTCCTCACACTCGTGTAACGCCACGAGGATCGTTTACTACTGCTTCAATTGAATCATCGTTCATTAAACGATACTCAACACCACCTACTTTAAAACGCGTACCAGTATTGGCACGGAACATCACATAGTCCCCTGTCTTACACCAAGGGCCAGTAGTAAAACGCTCTTTATCAGAATACGCTTGTGCTCCCATATCGAGTACAACCCCGATAGTAGACATAATGTAGTCATTGTGCATTTCTTTACTGGACTTAATGATGCCACTTTCGCCATAGGTATCTTCTACTTCCGGCATGGCTACTAAGACACGGTATCCCACGGGGGTGGGTATTTGAAGGTCAAGCTCTTCGTCACTTTCAGCTTCTTTAGGTACTATCGTTAGATCAGTCATTATCATCGTCCATATAGTTACGCGAGAGGTCATTTACATGATTCAGACAGGAAGTGAGACCTCGTAGCATTCCTGTTATTTCTTTGTACTGAGAGAAGTCTTTAGCTCCCCCATTACCTAGAAATTCTGTTGCAGAGGACATATCATCCTCGATTTTCTTTTTAAGCACGTCAAAGACGGTTTTAGCCATGATTATTCCTTGTTACGTTTGTTTTCGACCTCGCTCTGAGTTTTCATTAAGTCTAGGTCGAGTTTAGTATTAGCTGTCCTTCTATCGGCAGCTAGTTTAGCTCCGGCTTTCTGAGCATCTATTTCCAACTCTTGTCTTTCGATTTCGAGTTGTTGCTGATCTATATCCACATCAGCTTGGTCTTTCTGCGTTTTACGCTGTAACTCAGCCTGTTTGAGTTGCATATCGGCTTGGTCTTTCTGCGCTTTACGTTGTACATCCTGCTGCTTAACCTGTAATTCTGCCTGTTGTAGCTGGAACACGGGGTCTTGCTGCTGTTGCTGCGCTTGTTTCTGCGCGGCTTCTTGTTTATGTTGGTCGGTTAGCTGCTTGCCACCTTCGGATATGAGGCGTGACAACTGAACTTCAATCTCTTCAGGTAGCTCCTCATTCGGTGGGGGTAGTGCAACGCCCAACTTCTCTTCCATCTGCGTGCGATATCTAAACCCAAGGTGTTCAGCGATATGCGCGTTGAGTGCGGCCATTATCTGCTGTGCTTGGGGGTTCTGCCCGATGGTCTGTGCGATCATAGGGTCTTGCATAAACGACTGGTGAGCCGTTATGTGAGCTTCGTGGTCTTGAGTTAAGAACGCTTTTATAGGGGTACCTGTTAGCGCGTTCATGTTCTCGCTTACGGGATCAGCAGGTCTAATGTCATCTTCCGTAGGGACTAACTTATCAGCGTTCTTAACGCCGAGCACTTCAATCATCTGACGATGTAATTGAGGGAGGTTGTATATTTGTGGAGCTTGTTGCGACATCTGCAACACGGCTTGGTACTGTACTACTCGTTGAGCCATTGTAGAGCTGTTAGGGTCGCTTACAGGGATTACATCGACCATAGCGTAGTCAGACTGACGTGCTGATACTTCGCCTCTATTAGGCTGGTAATCGTATTCTTCTGGAGCTTCCTCGGCCATGATAGCTTTGAGCATCTTAAACTCTAGCTTCATAGCGTAATGTACGCGTGCTTGTACTGCTGCCATTGG